CTGGTCGCCCGGGTCGAACAACCACCAGGGCAGGTACTCGGCGCCAGCGAACGCGCCCGGCGCGCAGGCCCCGTACACGCGCACGCGCCACCCCTTGTCGGCCATGGCGCTGGCCATGCGCACGGCCATGGTCTCGCTGCCGCCCATGCCCTTGGTGCGGGCGTCGCTGGGGTGCCAGTCGCCACCGGCCTGGCCCAGGTACAGGTCCAGCCGGCCCAGCCGGCGCCGGGGGCGCCAGCTGGCAGCCACCACGCCATCCTCGCCGTCGTGCAGGCCGCACAGGTCGCCGTGGTCCAGGGCCAGCGCGGCCACGTCCTGGGGACGCATGGCGCGCACGTGGCCGCGGGGCTCGGGGCTGTCCCACTCGGCCACGTTGCCGCGCTCGTAGGCGCCGCTCGGGGTGCTGATGTACACGCGCCCCCCGCGCTTGGCCAGCCGGCCCAGGTGCTCGGCCAGCTGGTCGGTGTCGGGCACGTGCTCGATCACCTCACAGCACACCACGGCGTCGTACTTGATGCCGCGCCGGCTGCGGAAGCTCAGGATCTCGTGCCGGCGGAAGTCGGCGCGCATGGGGTCGACGTCGGGCCACAGCTGCCCGAGCGCCCGAGCGCCGGCCAGGCTGTCCTCGTTCAGGTCCACGCCTGTGTAGCTGCCCAGGCCGTGCTCCCCCATCAGCCACCAGCCGAGCCATCCGTCGTTGCAGCCCAGGTCCAGCAGCGTCAGGGCGCTCAGGTCGTCGGGCGTGCCGCGCTCGGCGGCCTGCTCGCGCAGCCCTGCCAGCACGAACTGCGCCCGGGGCAGCCGGCCGCAGAACGCCACGATGGCCTCGCGCTGCTGCTCGGCCGGCGCGTCGTCGTCCAGCTGCAGCGCTCGGGTGATCGGGATGTGGGGGTTCTCGTCGCCGTAGTAGCGGCCCAGGCGCTCGGGCTCGCCCAGCACGTGGCGCACGCCCTGGTGCCGGCGCACCAGGCGCGCGGCCACCTCGGCGTCGTTGCGCAGGAAGTACGGCGCGTTCCGCAGCACCTGGTACGCGGCCAGGTTCTCGTCGTGGCGGGCCAGGGCCTCGTCCAGGGCCAGCAGGGCCTCCTTGACGTGCAGCCGGTTGGCGGCCTCGCTGGTGCCGGCCAGCATGCTGTGGGCCAGGGCGTCGTTGGGGCTCAGCTGCACCAGCTGCTGGGCCGCGGCCACGGCGCCGTCGTGGTCGCCCACCTGCTGCAGCGCGAGCACCTGCAGGCGCAGGGGCTGGGCCGTGTAGTCGGTGGGGTTCAGGATCATGGCCGTCATGGGGTACGGCCGGGCCAGGCCCAGGCTGGTGTGGTCCAGCGCCAGGCGCGGCTGGCCCAGCGCCAGGTACGACTCAGCCATGCCGTGCCAGCTGTCTGGCCAGTCGGGCTGGCGCTCGGCGTTGGCCCGGTCCACGTCCAGCGCGCCGCGGTAGTCGCCCAGGGCCCGCAGGAAGTCGGCCTTGCGGTGCGCGGCCTGGTAGGCCTCATCGCACCAGCCGGCCACGGTGGCGTACTCGTCCAGCATGGCCACGGCGCGCTGCAGCTGGTGCACGCGCAGCTGGTGCGCGTCCTCCGGTGCCGCGCCTCCGTCGGCCGCCTCGGCCGCTTCCATGTCCCCCAGGATGGCGTACTCCTGCGCCAGGTAGAACAGGGTGCGGGGGTCGGGCTTGCCGGCCTCGCGCTGCGCCGCCAGGTCGCGCTCGAGGATGCCGCGGTTGCGGCCCAGCTGGGTGCGGCCCACGGGGTGGTGCACCCACTCGATGCCGTCCACTGCCACGGGCCACGCGCCGTTGGTGGCCGGCAGCTGGCTGCTGTGCGGCACGGGCAGGGCCCCGAGCGCCAGGCCAGGCTGGTGGTTCAGCACCTCATGGATGGCGCCGGCCCAGGTGCCCAGCGCGGCCACGGGCATCAGGCGCTCGCGGTAGTGGCTGCACGCCAGGTTGCCGCTGTGGTCGTGCCCGTAGGCGTAGTGCGCCATGAACCCCGCGCTGCCCGGGCCGATGCGCTCGGCCCAGGCCGGCAGGTGCTCGGCGCCCACCACCTCGTCGTCAGCGTCGGCCCACACCACGTGGGTGACGGGGAACTGCAGCAGGTCGTCCAGCGCGGCCTGGCGCGCAGCTGCGAAGTCGTCAGGCCACTGCACCTCGCGCACCAGCCACGTGGGGTCGGCCGGCTCGGGCTGGTCGGCCGCCCAGGTGGTCAGCAGCTGCCGCACCAGGGCCACGGTGCCGTCCTCGCTGCCCGTGTCGTGCACCACCACGCGGTGCACGCCTGGCAGCAGGCTGCCCAGGGCGCGCTCGATGGTCTGCTCGGCGTCCCGCACGATCATGTGCAGGCCGACGATGGGGCCCGCCGGGGGGCGGCCCATCAGGAGCGGACGTCGGCCGCGGTGGCCTGGTCGCTGGCCCGCACGTCGACGCCCTGCACGTCGCTGCCATCGGGCTGGGCGTCCTCGGGCTGGTCGGTGCTGATGGCGCCCGACTCGCGCAGCACGTCCAGGTGGGTGAAGTCCTGCGCCTCACCGTCCTGGTACACGGGCTCGCTGAGGGCCTGCACGGCCTCGGGCGGCAGCAGGTCGCCCCGACGGTAGTAGCCGTCGGTGCCAGGCACGCCGATGGTGCACGTGGCGTACAGCTTGGGGTCGGCCATGGGTGTCTCCTTCGCTCGCGGTGGTGTCCGCGGGGGAGACTAGCCCCCGCCCCTGGCCGCGCGCCAGGGGCGGGGCTCGCGCCTAGCCGGTGACGGCCACCGTGCGGCGCCGCGGGGGCAGCTGCTGCACGCGGCTGCAGCGCTCGGCGCGCAGCAGCGTGGCCGTGTGCACGGGCGTGCCCGGGTTGGCCACCGTGGCCACGTTGCACACGCGGCGCAGGCCGCTGCCGGCCGGCACCAGCAGGGCCAGGGTGCGGGTCAGCACCTGGCCGGGGCGCAGGGTGGGCAGCTGCCAGCGCACGTAGCCCGACTCGACCACGGCGCCCGAGCCGACGCGCCGGGCCACGGCCAGGCCGGCCGGCAGCTGGTCGACCAGCACGGCCCCGACGATGCGGCGCCGGCTGGCGTTGGTCACCGTCAGGGTCCAGTACGCGCCCACGCCCTCGCGCATCACCGCGGGGCCGCGCTTGGCGAGCCTCCAGGCGGGCCGCACGGGGGCGGCCGGGGGGTTGGGCTTGGTCGGGGTGGCAACGGGCGTAGAGGGCGCGACAGGCGCCGGCACGGGCTCGGCCTGGGGCGGCACGGGCGTGGGGCTCGGGCCGGGGGTCGGGGGCTGCTTGGGCGCGAGCCCACAGCGCACGCCCTGGGTGACGGTGCTGCGGTACACGCGGCCGTCCTGCTGGGCGGTCGCGGTGGCCGTCATGGTGCGGTCGCCGTACACGGCCTGGGCCAGGGCCACGGTGAACGCACCGCCGGGGCCGGCCACGGGGCGGGCCTCGTCGTACACCACCTGCCCGTCGAGGGTGATCACCTCGCGGCTGGTGAACGTGCCAGGGCCGAAGGCCGCGTAGCTGAACGTGGCCTGTGCTCGGCCGTCGGTGCAGGCCACCGCGGTGGTGGCCGTGTGCGCCTGCAGTGCGGCAGCTGCCGCGAGCGTGGCCGCACCTGCGGCCAGGGTGATGGTGGTGGTTCGCCTCATGGTGTCTCCAGGTGCCGGGGGGTTGTGTGGTGTGGTGCGCGCCGCCAGCCCACACGGCCGGCGGCGCACGCCACGGTAGCAGCGCGCTGTACCGCTGCGCTACTGCTGGGGCTGCTGCTCGGCCTTGGCCTTGGCCTTGGCCAGGCCCTCCTGCACGGTCTTGCGGCCCTCGGGCGGGTTGGCCTTGCGGTCGTACTCGGCCGCGGCGTCCAGCGCGTCGGCGGGGGCGGTGCTGGCCTGGGCGCTGTCGACGGCCAGGCGCACGTAGTCGCCAGCGTTGGCGGTGTCGGCGTCCTTGAAGGGCAGGCCGGCGGGGTCGTCGCCCTGGCCCTCGCCCTGGTCGGGCTGCTCGCCCCCGGGCGTGGTGCCCGTGGCGGCCTCGGCAGCTGCTCGGCCGCCGGGGTCGGGCGTGGGGTCGCGGGGCTGCTCGGCCACGGGCACGCTGCCCGCGACGATGTGGCCGTCGGCGGCCAGGCGGTCCACCTCGTCCTTGGTGAACGCGCCTCGGGGAAGCTCGTCGCCCGGGGCCAGGTCGTACTGCTTGCCGCCACGGCTGTGGCTGATGGCGGTGGTGACGATGTGGGGCACTGGTGCGGTCCTCCTGCTCGGGGTACGTGTGGGGGGCGGTGCCGTACAGGCCACCGCCCCCCCGAGCCTACCCCGCCAGCGCCACGGTGACGCTAGCTGATGGCGTTCTCCAGCTGGTACACCGCGGCCGGCACGATCAGCTTCATGTCCTGGGTGTAGCTCACCTCGTACATGTCCAGCTTCACCCGCTCCTCGCGCCACTCGCTGACGGAGAAGTTGTCGGCCGTCACGCGGAACTGGTACGCGCTGGCCGGCACGCGGATGCCGGGCACGGGGGGCACGTAGACGAACGTGATGTTCTTGCCCCAGATGTCGGTGTAGCTCACCGACGCCTCGGCCGTGCCCTCGGGGCTGGTGGTGTACTGGGTGGTGGGGATGTGCACGCGCAGGTCCCACAGGGTGCTCGGCAGGTCGCCGTTCACCAGCGGGTTGGTCGTGTACTTGATCATCTCGCGGATCGTGGGGTCGCGCTTCATCACCTGGGCCACGTCGCTCGGGATGATGACGTCGGTCGGCATGAACCCGCCGGTCGCCCGGCGGATCGCGGCCTTGGCGTCGTCGAAGCGCTTCTCGATGCTGACGCCGTTGGCCGTGAAGGCCGCCGCGTCGAAGCGGTTGTCGCCCGACAGGGCCACGCCCGAGGTGTTGGCCCGGGTCAGAAGCTCGGCCGTGCGGATCTCCTGGTCGAGCCGCAGCAGCTGGGTGGGCAGCAGCGCGGCCGACTCCTCGAGCCGCAGCTGGTCGTCGGCGTTGCGGCGCTCGCGGTCGCTGACGCTGGTGGCCAGGGCGTAGCGCTCGGCCATGTACACGTCCGTGCTCCAGGTCCACTCGACCTCGCGGGCGGGTGCTCGGTCGGGCACCAGGGTGGACTCGCGCCGCTGCCAGGGCGAGCGGTCCATGCGGTAGTAGATGTCCGACTCGTTGACCACGGGCAGCACCGGCACGATGCGCTCGCTGATGAACATCGACTCGGGGAACTGGTAGCCCACCAGCAGGTTCTGCAGCACCTGGTTCTGGTGCACGGCGCCGACGGTGTTGTAGTTCGCCAGGACCATGGGCTGGTCTCGGCGGCCACTGCCGCCGCCACCCTGACGGGCCATGGCCGCGACGGTGGCGAGGGTACGGGGGTGGAGGCCCACGGTCTTGTTCTCCTTGATCGGTACGGGCGGGGGGTGGGGCTCGGCCGGCGGCCGGGCTAGAGGCTCGTCTGCGGGGTAACGTCGACGGTGAACACGTCGCCCGGGCCGGCGTTCTGCACGGCGTAGCCGACGAAGTGCCGCATCAGGTTGGCGCTGGTCGCGGCGCCGGGCACGAACTCGACCAGGGCCCCGTTGATGCTGCCGGCGGTGACCGGCCGGCCGGCCGCGATGCTCGCGGCTGCGATGGCCTTGTGCCGGCCCAGGCCGGCCACGGCCACGCTGCGGCCCGGGCTGGCCGCGGTGGCCAGCGTGAGCCCCGCGAACGGCTGACCCGTGAGCGTGCTCGGCGCCATGACGCGCTCGGCCACGCCCGACGCGCGCACCACGGCCATGAACTGGCCGACGGCCGACGCCGCGATGAACGGGTCCCCGTGGTTTCCGATGACGTGTGCCACTGCTGGTGTCCTCTCTTAGGCGGGGCTTGGGGGGTGCTCGGGCCTAGGCCGTCGCGGGGATGCCGCGGGGGGCCTCGCGCTGCGCCTGCAGCACGTGCGGCCGGTCCTCGGGGACCAGGGCGTTGGCCTCGAACATGGCGTCGCGCAGGCTGAGGCCCTGGCGCGCCTGGGTGAGCTCGCGCGCCTTGGCCAGCACGCGGGCGCTGCGCGGCGCGTCGTCGGGCAGCTGCTCGCCCTCGGGGGCGCCGGCCCCGCCGGCTGCGCCCGTGCTCGCGGTGCGCAGCACCTTGGGCATGGCGGCCAGCATGGCGCGCGTCTCCTTCACGTCGCCCGTGGCCGCGTACTCGCGGTCCCACGTGGTGACGATGTGCTCGCGCAGCACGGGGGCCAGGCGGCCGTCCTGCACGGCGGCCGAGATCTCGGCGTCGCGCAGCTGGCCCATGGCGGCCTCGGCACGGGCCAGAGCCTGGGTGACCACCTCGGCCTGCTCGGGCGTGGGCTCGGCCGCGGGGGCCGGCGTCGGCGTGGGGGCCGGTGCCGGGGCGGCGCTGGCCAGCTGGGCCTGCCGCGCAGCCGTGGCCGCGGCCATGATCTGCTCGTCGGTGGCGTCGGCGCTCAGGCCGTACAGCGTGATCAGTGCGGTGCGGTCCACGGTGCGGTTCTCCTTGCGGTCGTTGGGGGGCGCTGCGGACAGGAACATAGCCCTGCCGGCGCCCAGCGTCAGCTGGTCGGTGGTCAGGCTGGCCAGCGCCTGGGCGCTGTGCAGCGCCATGCTGACCTCCTTCATGCCCGTGAGGAAGGGCCGGTTGGTCAGCCCACCGCCCAGCAGCGTGGGGCCGTGGGTGTTGCCGTGCTTGTCGGCGTAGTCGTCGATGAACTCGGGGGAGAAGTAGCGGTACTCGCCCGACTCGATCAGGCGCACGCCCTCGGGGGTCCACAGCACGTAGGCCCACAGCGTGTCGTCGTCACGCCGCTGCAGCTGCTTGACCCAGCCCATGGCCGCGGTGGTGCCGTCCGTGTAGGGGCTGTGGTCGCGGTCGATGGGCACAGGCAGGTCCAGCTGGGTGAAGTTGCGCACCAGGTGGTCCATGTACGCGCGGTCGATCACGAAGTCGCCGTAGCGTGGATCGGTGAACGCGCCGGCCAGCATCACCTGCACCCAGCTGCCGGGCGCGCCGGCCAGGTCGGGCACGGTGGCCAGCGTGCGGTAGCGGGCGCTCGGCGGGCCCGAGTCCAGCTGGCGCACCAGGGCGCTCTGCAGGGCACGGCGGCGCCGCCACCTTGCCAGGGCTAGGGCGAGCCACCGCGGGCCCGTGTGGATGCTGTGGGTGTCCTTCACGTTCACGCTCCCTGTGTCGGCAGCTGTGGGGCTGGGCTTGACTCGCCCTCGGTCAGACTTCACTGGTGACCTCGCGGGCCGACACCAGCACCATCATGCAACGGCAGGCGTCGGCGCCGTCGCAGTCGTACAGCGGGGGGTAGTCGCGCTCGTAGTCCTCGCTGCCCACCTGGTACTCGGCGCCGTCGAGGCTGCGGCACGGGCCGCAGCAGTTGGCGTCGAGGATCGCGCTGTACTCGGCGTGGTCGATCAGGCCCCGCTCGGCGGCCTCGCGCGTCTCGGCCTCGCGGCCGGCGGCCAGGGCCTGGGCCACGGTGGCCACGGCCTGGGCGCGCAGGGCCTGGCCGGCGGTGGCGCTCAGCCGGGTGCTGGCCACCTGCTGCACCACGGCGCTGCCGCGCATGCCCACGGCCTCGGCGGCCGACTGCAGCCGGCGCATGATGGCGTCGGCCGATCGGTCGGCGCGCTTGCGCAGCCACGCGTCCAGCTTGGCCGGGTCGCGCGGGGGCTTGGTGGCCAGCACGTGCACCGCGGCGTCGACGGTGTGCTCGGCCCACAGGCTGCGCGCCGTGCCGCGCTGGCTGCGCAGTTCGTGGCGCACGCTCACGCGGCCGAAGCTGGCCACGCGCTGCAGCACCTGGTGCAGCTGGTCGGCCAGGTCGGTGGCCAGGGCGTCGGGCACGGGGGCCAGGTCGGTGGTGGGGTCGTTCAGCGCCAGGTTGCTGGCCAGGTACGTGGCCAGGCGCTCGGCCGCGGGCGTGGCCAGGCGCTCGTACTCGATGCGCTGCTGCTCGATCACGCCAGCGATGGGCCGCAGCAGCACGTGGTCGGCCTCGAGAAGGGTCGGCTCGCGCCACCATGCCGGCTCGGGCTGGGCCGGCGCGCCCAGGGCGTGCGCCAGGGCCTCGGGCAGCTGCGCGCGCACCAGGTCGCCCAGCACCGCGCGCAGCCCTGTGGACTGCTGCTCGGCCTGCTCACGCTCGCGGCGCGTGGGCTTGCGCCGGCCATGCTCGCGCACGGGCCGGCCGCGGCGCTGGTGCTCGCGCACGGGCACGGGCCGGTCCGCCTGCTCGGGCTCGGGGGCGTCGGCCTCGGGCAGCGGGGGCACGTCGCCCTCGCCAGCCTCGGGGTCGTCGGCCGGCGGTGCCGGCGGGGCCTCGCCCTCGGGCTCCTCCTCCTCGGGGTCGTCGGCCTTCTTCTCGGGCAGGCCCATGATGCGGCGCAGGTGGGCTTCCAGGTCGTCGTCCGATTCGATGGCGCCGGCCGTGATGAGCGCGGCCAGGGCCTCGGCCATGGTCGTGACGTCGACGCCCTGTAGCTCGCCCACGCCCAGCACGGGCATGCGGTCGGTGTCGAAGTTGAAGCCCACCAGGCGGGGGATGGCCTGCCGCTGCCACACGCTGGCCAGCCGGCCCGCGAAGAACCGCAGCAGCAGGTAGAAGGGGTCGTCCTGCACGGTGGCTGTGGCGCGTGCGCCCACCTCGCCGTGGCCCAGGGCCTGCCATGCCCCGAGCACCCCCCACAGGATCTGCGTCACGTGGTACTGCAGGCTGGCCTGCACGTCGGCCGTGCTGGCCGCGCGCATGTCCGCCATCTCGAACTCCTGCGCGCCCTCCTGGCCCTTGCTGCCCTTCAGCACGATCACGGCCTGCTCGTTGGCGCGCAGGTCGGCGCCGGCCTTCTCCATGGCCTCGGCGTCCTCGTCGTGCTCGCCCAGGTAGAACACGGGGATGCCCACGCCCGCCCGCTCGGCCCTGATGGCGTCGATGATCTCCAGCTTGTCCTTCGCGTACCAGCTGCGGTACATGCTGCGCAGCAGGCTGGTGCCCGTGGGGTCGTCGCCCTCGCGTTCGTTGGTGAACAGCACCAGGTTCTCGGCACCCATCACGCGGTGCTGGGCCAGGCCGTTGGGACCGGGCACCAGCTGCTCGACGCTGACGAGCTCTCCCTCGTCGCCCATGTTCCAGCGCTGGACCGTGTGGGGCAGGCGGGGGCCGTAGCTGCGCGGCACCCAGTAGTCGCGCGGGGGTAGCTCGCGCTGGTCGTCGCCCTCGCCCAGTACCAGGCTCCAGCGCACGGCCTCGTACACCTCCTCCAGCAGGCCGTGCCCGTACACCAGGCCGGGGCGGGCCAGGTCCCACTGCACCTGGGTCCAGTCCAGGTGCTCCAGCAGGGCCCGGCGCACAAGCTCGGCAGCCTCGGCGTCGACGTCCTGGTCGCTCGCGGGGCTGACGGTCCACTCGGCCTCGACGATGGGCAGCAGCACCATCAGCACCGCGGCGCGCACGGTGGGGTCCGAGCGGTACATGGCGTCGGCCGTGCGGTAGCGGGCCTGCCCCGACCACTCGGCCAGCACCTCGCGCGTCTGCACGTAGCCGTTCACGGCCAGGGTGCCGCTGGCGCCCTTGGGCTTGGTGTTGGGCCTCGGGCCCGGGCGCCGCTCGTCCAGCTGCACGACGGCCGGGGGCGGTGCTGGGCGGTGGGGCGGTGCCATGCGCGCTCCGTTCTACCAGGTGGGGACGAAGCGGGGGCCCCTGGTGGGGGCCCCCGCGGGCGCTGCTACCTGCTGGCCTGGTGGCCTACTTGCTGGCCACCCAGGCGCGCCACACGGCGCGCAGGTGGGCTTCCAGGTCGTCGTCCGATTCCGGGCCCGTGGCCTCGGGCGCCGGCACGGCCTTGACGTTGCGCTTGCGGGGCTTGGCCAACGGCGCCTCGGCCTCGGCCTTGGCCAGGTCGGCGCCGGCCAGCTGGGCCTGGTGCGCGGCCAGCAGCTTGGTGGCGTCCAGCAGGGCCCACGTGCCCTTGGCGCGGAACTGGCTCAGGCTGTCGGCCAGGCCGCACACGGCGCGCAGCGCGGCGCTCACGGCGTTGCTGCTCGCGCCCTTGGTGGCCTTCCAGTACAGGTGCGTCACGCCGTTGGCCTCGCCCTCCCACAGGCGGGTGCAGCGGTAGCGCTTGCGCATGGCGTAGGCGTCGTTCATGGCCTGGGCGTTGGTGGGGCTGCCGTTGGCCAGGGCCAGCTGCAGCAGCAGGTCGTCGCCCGTGGTGGCGGCCGGCTCGGTGGCGAGGAAGGCGGTGAGGGTGGTGGTGGTCATCGGTGCGGCTCCTTGTTGCGATGGGGTGTTGTGTGCTGCGCCGTCAGCTTACGTCACAGCTGTGAAGCTGCACAAGTGATCGGCCGCAAGTCGTGCAGCTGTAGCGCTCGGGCGCCCTACCACTGCCGGTCGCGCATGCCGGCGGTGATCGGCCGGCCCCTGCCCTTGGCCTTGTCGGGGTCGGGCTTGGTGGGGCGCGTGCGCTCCTTGCCGCGCACCTTCAGCGCGGTGCCGGCCCACACCAGGGCGTCCAGCCGGTCGGGGCTCTCGCCCTCGCCCGGCACGGTGGTGCACAGCTGGTCCTCGAGCGTGGCCAGCGGGGCCACGGGGCCCTTCCACCCCATGGTCGGCGGGTCCACTGGCGTGTGGGTCCACAGGCCCTGCTCGTACTGGGTGGCCATGGGCTCGGCGCGGGTCAGCTTGCCGCGGCTGGCGCGCTCCACCTTGATGTGGGGCAGCAGCGGCAGCGTGGGGTCGGCAGCCTTCTCGGCGTCGTAGGCGGCGCGCAGCATGCCCGGTATCCAGTCGCCCCCGTTGTTCACCTCGCACACGATCACGTCGGCGTCGAACTCCCGCTCCATCACGCTGCCGCGCAGCGTGCGGTCGGCCAGCACGTAGCCTCGGCCGTTCCACCCCTCGCCCGCGACCACGATGCCCATCTCCGCGGCCTCGTCCTTGTCGCTGGCGTTGGGGTCGACGCCCACGGCCACGCGGCGTAGCTCGCCCCGGTCGGGCGCCGGCCCGTGGGGGATGCCCTCGCGCGTCCACAGGGCCCCGGGCACGTCGCTCAGTAGCTCGGCCAGCAGTTCCTGCCGGCCCAGGCGCGAGCCCTCGTACCGGCCCACCAGGTCGGTGAACCACGCGGGGTCCAGGTTGGGGGCGTTCTCGTAGCTGGTGCCGTTGGTGACCACCGTGGTGCCGTCGGCCACCAGGTCCAGCACCACGCGCACGGGCTTGGGCGTGCCCGTCACCACCAGGCGCGGATCAGGGGGCAGGCGCAGGCCCAGCAGCAGCTGGTCGACGGCCTCGGGGTAGCGGTAGCTGGCGGGCTCCTCCACCCAGGCCCACTGGTGCTGGGGGCCGCGCAGCCGGTCAGGCTCCTCGGCGCTGTACAGGCTGGTGACGCAGCCGGTCGGCCAGCGCAGCTGCCGCTTCGACGGCTCGTACTTGGGGCGCTCCCAGCGTGGGCAGCAGGCCAGCACGCCCGACTCCCCCTCCACCATCACCTTGCGGATCGCGTCCGCGGTCGGCCCGAGGAAGGTGGTGTAGCGGTAGCGCTGGGCCGCGGCGCGCGCAGCCTCGGCACCGCTGCGCGTCTTGCCGAAGCCGCGGCCGGCCATGATGAACCACACCCGCCAGGGCACGGCCGGCGGCAGCTGCTGCGGCCGAGCCCAGAAGGCCCAGCACCACAGCAACTCCTCCTCAGTCGCCACCCCCAGGCGGGCCATCACCTGGGCCAGCGCCCTGCGCCGCTGCGGGCGTGGCAGCGTAGCGATCAAGGATGCTGTCGAGGTCCTGTCGCGTGGAGGTGGGGTCGGCATCGGTCACACCGCCCGAGTCGGCGCCGGCATCGAAGTCGCGCACGGCCGGCGGCGCGTAGTTGGCCCGGTCGCGGCGCTCCAGCTGCCACTGCAGGGCCCCGACGTGCGGGGGGAAGTACTCCCGTTCGACCACCTGTTCATGCGCGCCGTCCTCCGTGAGCACTGTGCGGATCACCTCGCGCTTGACCGTGCGCCCGAGCGCCAGGCCCGTCAGCACGATCTGCGCGCTGGCCAAGGCGTGGGCCTCGGCCTCGCGTATGGACGCTGCAAACGTGGCATGCGCGCTGCGCCCCCCGCGCTTGTGCGGTCGCTCGCCCCGGGCCATCCACTCGCGGTA